ATATTCTAAAGGCTTAAATCTAATTCCTTGTTTTAATTGATATTCAACCTCCTCTCCTTGTTCATTAGTAATTATTTCGTTGTCTTCGTCCATAGCATAAAAAGTAATATCCGCTACTGCAAAGTGTGTAGGTTTTTTATTCATTTATTTCCTTTGTTATTATTTCTTCCATTATCTCTTGTGCTAAATCCCATTTGCCTAATAAATAAAGGTCGTTTGTATCTTCACGCGATTGAATTTTACTTATTTCTATATTGCATAAATGGTTTTGACAGATTTCTTTTATTTTATTTAAGGTAATTAAGCCTAATCTTAATTTTTCGTGTCGATTAGCTTTGTTCCTGTCGTGTAGTTCAAAGTGTTCTTCTTTGAGTTCTGGCATTTTTATTTTCCTCCTTTATACTTTCTTTTTGTATGTCTTTTAATTCAGAAAAAGTCGTTTGTAAAGATATGTCTCCTCCAAACTCTTTTTTGAATTGTGATTTAAACAACTTTATTGTGTCGTATTCTTTGTTTATCATTTTTATTCTCCTTTATTATTTCAAAATCTAAAACATCATAGTCTAAACCTTGCAACCAATGTTTAATTTCAGATTTTATATGTTTAGTGTCGTGCCAAGTTTGGTCATCAACAGGGTTATATTCTCTTTTTAAATTTAGAGAAATTTTAAAAAAGTTATTTTTCATTTTTACTCTCCTTTGTTTCTATTTCTTCTGTACCTTCATCAAGTATATCGAAATCGTCCCCATCAACCTCAAAATAATCACAATGACCCTCATTGTGAATTTTTGTTGCGTCCTCTAAACTATTCGCCTCAATGGTACATTCTTCTCTTACTGTTTTCCTAACATATCTCCAAAATAAATATTCTTTCATTTTGCCTCCAATATGTCTTTGTCTTTCATATAGCCAATCATCATAAATTTTTGAGGCTTAATCCATTTAAACCAATCAATCATTGTCGGAATAAACCCTAAATCTTCTTTGATATGTCTTTCAGCTATAAGTCTAACAGGTACTTTCTTCCCATCAGAATTTGTTATTGTTGTCCCAAACTTTTCTTCACACGCAAAACAACCCTCCGCGTGATGTCTCAATGCTCTATGTCTAAAGTCGGGCATTATTTTTTTACTCTCGTCAAACCAATCGTGGATAGCTTGATAGTCTTCTGGCTTTCCTCCAAAATGTTTAACTGAAGATAATGAGTGATGATAACAATTAGCCATAATTAAAACTCCTCCTCAAACTCATTGTGTTCAGTATAATATTGGGTGTATTTATGTTCGATATTATTGTCTTCACTATTCCAAGAAATCTCTCCCGATTGTCCATCATTGATTTCCCAACCCGAATTATTGTGTTCCAATAAATCATAACAATAGTCTTCAACATAAGCGGACAAAGGAATTTCTTTGTCTTCTTTAACAAATTGCATTTTCTTTTCGTCCCAATATCTATAATTTTTAGATAAGATTGTTTTTTTCTGTAGCTTTTCGGGGACAATTCCTATTTCGTCAATTTGACCACTATCTCCACTACCCGAATATTCAACACAAAAAGATTTAACTCCTCTATCTTTAAGACTTTGTTTAAAAGTTTTAGTCATTTCTTCAAATGACTTTTGTTTTTTTTCTATTTCTTTTTCTATTTTTTGCATTTCAGTTTGCATATTATTTTCCTTTCTAAAATTAATTAATTTGCATTTCTTTTGTTAAAAGTAAAGGCTTTTCCTTTACCGCAACAAAATAACTACAGTTCTTATCTTTATTTATTTTGTTATATGCTTTTAACAATTCGTTAAGTTCATTAACATCATTACACTCATCTTTTTTGTAATAAGATGTTCTGTCTTTACCGAATTTTATTTCTTCCATAATAAAATATTTCATTTCTACCTCCTTTCTAATCTAAACAATCTTTACAGTATCGTGGGTCAATGCTTGACCGCCAATCTGGTCTCATTATCTCACGACAATTCTTTGCTCTACAAAAATAACTATTATCAATTATTTTTTTAGATTTTTCTTTGCTTTGTTTTTCTTCTATTGTTTCTTTATACTTTCTTAACATTTTAATTTAATTTCCTTTCTCTTTTATATCGCTTAATTAAAAGCATTTGAATTATATAAAATGTTGCGTTTATTTCAATCGTAAATTTACTATCAATACTTAATTCTTCTAATTGTCTTTCGTATCGTGCAAGGCGATTGATAATTTTAATTATATTTTTATTATGCAATTTCATTTTTTATATAATTTATTCATTTTTATTCTTTGTTGTGGGTCAAGTTTTAATTTCTTACTCAACTTTAATAATTTTTGTAAGTAATCATCATCAACATCTTTATCTAAAGACTTAATTTCAATTTTAATTAGGTCTCTTAAAATACATTTTTCTACTGTACTAAATTGTTCAATCATTTTTATTCTCCTTTTTAAATTTACTTAAATCAACTTTTGCTAAATCTTCAAAAATATTTGTAAGTGTTGTGTTAGACAAATGTTCAGAATTTAAAAAACAATTTTCAATAACTGTATTATCGTCCAATACAAAATTTACTTTCAAATTTATTTTATCAATTTCTATATCTCTTATGTTCATTTTATTTTCCTTTCTAACTAATTTCGTTTGCAATTTTTATTAACTCGTTAGCTATGTCTAATGTTTTCATTTTAGATTTCAATAATTTTTTAAATTTTTCTAAAAAATATTCATCTTCTAAAAGAATTGGGAAAGAACATAAAGTTTCCCCTTCTACTATTGAGGCTATTACATCTAATTTATTCATTTTATTTTCCTTTCTTAAAAATTAAATTATTTTTTTTAATTACACCCCCTTGAAATTAAAGTCAATAAGATTATATGGGAAAACAGTTTGATAATTTAAAGCCTATAAAACGCGAGAGTGTTTATTTAAACTATCTTAATAGATTATAACAATAGGATATTAATCTAACGCGGGTTAAATTTAACCTTTATTTTCCTGTAAGGTAGTCGTCTCGAAAGGGGCGACTACTACAAGTTGAAAGATAAAATTATGTTCGTATTCAAACACCCAAAATATTATTCAGAATTAAAAAAGAACAAGCCACAAGCACAAGCGACAGGCGGGAAAGAAGAAAAAGAAAAAGAATTAGAGAAAGACACAGGCGAGAAAAAAAATAAAAAAAATTTAAAAAAGACTATTGACATTTAGAATTCTAAGATTATATGGGAATTATATTTATTATTTTATAATAAATATAGATTAGTGAGATTGTCTTAAAATAAAATCTCATTTGCGAGGTTGCCTGTCGTTGCAACGATAAGGTAGGTTGCTCACTAATCAGATTGTAGTCTTATGAGGCTCGGTCATAGCAATTAAGACCTTGTTTGTCTTTAAACGAACTGACGCTATGTGGATTCCGATTGACTAACCTTGACTATAATCAAGATGTGGTGCGTTCTTGACTTAAAGGTTGAATACAATAATTGCATCAAGTTCAACCCATTACATCAAAGGTTGTTGGTAGTGCATTACCGACCTATAAGTCCTAATCGAGTAGGCACATCATTGGAACTCGCTTATAGGTGCAACCAAAAGGTGATACAGAAATCCTGTATTGTGTGAAGGCACAAGCTAAAATACTGTATGAAAGGTGTGTTGGCGCTGAGTGGTAAAAGACCCAAGCGCCAACTTAAACCACAAGCGATTGATTATTTTAAAAAAGTATATATAAATATCTAACTATGCCAAATCCAAAAGGTCTACCAAAGAGACTAACAGAAATGCAAATGAAGTTTGCAAGAGAATTAGTTTTTAATGAAGGTCGAAAGACACCAAGAGAATGTGCTGTCGAGGCCGGTTATGAAAAAGATACTGCTCACGTACAGGCGAGTAGGCTACGCAATCCAAAAATATTTCCATTAGTTGTTAAATACATAGGCGAACTTAGAGAAGAAGTTCAAAAGAAATATGAAATTACATATGAAAAACATATAACTGAACTTGCAAAACTTAGAGATGAATCAAGAGATAAAAAAGCGTGGTCAGCGGCAATCAATGCTGAAGTCGCACGCGGAAAAGCGGCTGGCCTATATATAGACCAAAAGGTAATAAAATATGGGTCTTTAGACCAACTTACAGAAGATGAATTAGAAAAGAAAATGAAAGATATTCTTAATGACCATAAAGTTCTAATGAATGGTAATGATTATATTGAAAGTGAAACTAGCGAAACTGATGAGACTAGTGAAACTGAAGAAATTATAGAGTAATCTTCTCCATTTTAGTAATACAACCTAGAGGAAATACATTCCGGTCAGAAAACAATTCATCGTTTTCTTCATAGCTTGCAAAAGTCCATAAACTCTTTTTATCTTTATGAAATACGTATGCGTGTGTGATCATTGTAGATGGCACCAAAGATAGTGATTCCTGCGCCGTAGCGTGCCCAGAATCGCCCGTTGGGTCAATCCACGTTATCTTGTAGTAGTAATAACGTTTCTTGTTTATCAGGACGGATCTGTATTTAGATTTTTTTCTAGATTTTGGCATATCGCCTTCTAGCATATAAGGCGAGATTTGACCCCTATAAAGTTTTTTTTGAAACCAAAAAAGGTCTCGCGCGCCGAGTACATAATTGTCACACCCAAAAAAGCATTGATAAACAACACTTCTAGATGTGCTATGGTAGCACACCCAAAATAAGCTCCATTTTATTGACTTTTTAGTCTACCACCACCACCGCGCAAATATTTTTTTTTAAAAAAAAAAACAATACCCCCCAAAATCTCCCTTATAGTAGAGACCACCCGCGTTCCCCGCTCAGTTGTGCTTTATCTACCATAAGTTGTATTTTACCCACTATAAGTTGTATTTTGATGTTCATTTATTAATATTGATGTTCAGTTATTCGTTATCCACAGAACTGTGATATATTTGTCACAATACTGTCACATTTATGTCACAATATAAATTGCCTTATTTAAGACACATTTACACCACAATTGAAATATTTGGTAATATTTAGTCAGTCAAGATCATCAAACGATGGCTTTCGGTTGAGCCAATAATTTTATTCTCAACCAACTTAACCTCTAATATATTTTTAGGTCTATATCGATTTGATTTAGATACAACTTGAACGCGAGCATATCCACCTGTCTCGCCTGAGTTGAATTTTTCTAATATTTGCATTAACTCTTTTGTTCGTATCAATTGAGCCTCCTTCTTTCAAATGCTGAAATTTTATCGCCGATCATTTTAACCAATTCATACCATTTGTCTTCCCAAATTTTTTGAGATTTTAAATTATCTGCATTCTTATAGGCGGTATAACAATTTGACAATCGTCTCATATCGTCTTGTTGGCCGGGATAGTCTACTTTCATATTATTTTTTTTCCTTTCTCTAGTGGTAGTTTGCAAGATAGTTTTTCTATCTGTTCGTTGTTTTCAAAGTGCGTAGTTCTTTTCATAAAAATTTTTTGCCATTTGAAATCATAGCCTTCTTCAGTTAATTTTGTTAAGTTCCAAGCATAATAACTGCCATCGCTAAAAGCTGCAATATAACCTGCGGTTTTGTTATAGAGTTTTGCTTTGTCCATAACGCCGTCATACTTCATCTTTTCTAAAAAACAATCGCCATATAAAGTTGAGGGCATATGTCTATATTTAAGTTCCAAAGTGTAAGTTTGATTACTACAGTCCACTTTGCTATATTCGTCAAAAGTTTTTTTAATTTGATCATTTTTAAATACCTCTTCGTTTAAGGTATTTATCATTTTCAATTCGTTCTCTTCCCAATTCATTCTATTTTTTCTCCCTATAGTATTGATCAACTCGTTCCAGCCATTGATGTTTGTAGTCCTTGAGCTCTTGTCCTTCTATAATAAACTCTTGATAGTATGGTTCTGGGCTCGACATCATCACAACTGCTTTTTCAATATTCGTGCCATACACATAATCGTGTGCCATAGAATAGGCACCTAATTGAATAAAGTAATCCCCGATCCACTCTCTTTGTTTCGGCTTATTCGTTTGTTTAAAATCGATAATAGCATCTTTACCATCAAAGATTCCAACTAGATCCGTTTGACCTGCGTATAGATCAGGGTAATGCAACGTCACTTCAGTACCATAATAGGCTTCCATTCGTGATAATCCCCGCTCCGCGATCAGTTCTGCCATAGGCTTTGCTTGCTGACCTAGATCCGTTAAATCTTCATAACCCTCTTCTAATACATACTTTTCAAGTAGTTTGTGCATTATCGTTCCACGATTAGCGGATGTATTTTTTATCTTCTCGGCTTGTTGTTCACCCACTCGTTGCTTCCAACGTTCTAAAGAGGCTTTCTTTTCCTCACTTTGTGTAGCGGATAAAATGGTGGTAACCGATGGTAATTTTTCCTTACCAATAATGTAGTGTCTCTTACCTTCAATCATTTCCCGATTAGTTCCGGGATACGTAAACTTTTTTATTTGTTTCATATGTTATAATTCCTTTCTCTAAATAATTCGACTATTCGTTTTACATCAGTAAATAAAATACTTCCCTTTCGATCATTCACTTCCCAACGAACAAAGATACAGTTTTCACGTGAATACGGTTTCAATTGATCCAATCGATCTAAGCTAATATTCGTTCGAATTCCTTTACCTTGTCCACGAATATGGGTCATTGGTAAATGAGTAATGGTACAATTCATTCCATATTTTTCTTTGTGTTCTAACCAAAAATTCCAAAAGTCTTCTTTGTCATTAAAACAATTTTTATATTTTTCTTCAGTTAAATTAGTTCTATTCTTTCCTCTATTCTTATTAAAGTCTTTAGCAATGGTTGCATAAATCCCCATCAAATATCCTCTCTCTGTTCCTGCCCATTTTAAATTTTTTATTTTTCTTTCTTCTTTATTTTGTTGTCGGTAAATTCGTTGTTGCATTTTACGACAGGGGATACACTTAGGATCTACTCCCAAATTACACGTTTGACTTTTCCAATATTGATCTAAAGTTTTTTCGACCTTACACGCCGAACAAACTTTCGTCTTCTCTATCATCTTCTATATACCCTTTGCTATCACAATCTGCACAATCTAAATGTATTTTTTTAGTTTCAGTTTTATCTGCCCATAATGTTCTATAACCTAGACCATCACACTTTTCACAGAAAATTTTATTTTTTAAATCCATTTTTTCTAGCCGCTTTCTTTGCTAAAACTTCTATGGTTTTAGAAATAGTTAAGTTTGCATCGGTTAGTTTGCTACTTAAACTAGTTAGTATTTTATAAGTATCAATCGGTACGGATACTGATTTAAATTTATTAGGATCTGCCATTTAGATTCTCCATTTCTTTTATTTTAATTAATAAATTGTTTCTTTTTTCTTCAAACTTAACATTATCAATTGATTCTTCTACGTGGGGATGGTTTAAAATAAGCTCCATTTCTTTGAGTTCATTCATCCTTTCTAGCTGTAAAGCAATCAATTTTAGTACGTAATCACTAATCATTCTTATCCTTTTGTTTGTTTATATTATGGGAATTTACACCAAAAAATCAAGGGTTGCAAGGTAATTCTTTTTAGTATATGATTTGGTTCTCTTCTCACACCTTTTGTTTGCTCGTCCTTGATTTCTTTCAGGGGCGGGCTTACAATTTTAGGTTGTTTTATTTATGCTTTAATTTTTGGCTTTGGGGGTGGGACAGTATGTACTTTTACTTCTCTACATTCAAACCTAATAGCAAGTTTATTTTCATTAATTAAATTATCATCTAAATCTTTTAACATTCTTGAAGCAACATCATAGCCTGCCATAGCACAATCTTTATGTTGATTAAAGTCAGAGTTAATTATTAAAGATTCAGAACAAGATTGATTTATTAACGAACAGATATAAACGATAAGAACGTATTTCATACACGCCCTTGTCGGTTGTATTTTTTATAATCTCTTTTATTATTTTTGTTTAAACTTTTTGTGTGGCGACCCGGTCTTTTTTTAGGTTTTGGTCTTGGGACATAATGTGTAAATTTTTGTTTAGCCATTATCTTGGTATTTTCTAATTAAATCAATATCAGATTCTTCTAGTTTCATATATCGAATTCTGCCATTGATATGTTGCTTCGTATCCTCCCCACAATGAGTGCATCGATAATAGTCTTCTACAATACCAACTAAGATTGCATTCTCATCGCAGTATTCACAATGTCCAACAACAGTATCAACTTTATTAAAAAGTTTTAATTCTATAAATTTGGACATTCTTAATGTTCTACTATCTTTTTAATGCTTTGGCTACCGTCAATATTGGTATCTAATTCAGCCTTTACTTCGGAACACATAAATCTTTTATCGCTCATATTCATATTTCTAGACGCTTCACGTTTCATTTTTAGACAAGTAGATACATCAGGTTGAATTCTATATTCAACCATTTCTCCACCAATAAATAAACACAGTGCTATAACGTATTGCATTAATGAGTCCCATTAAGTTTACCGATATTAGCTCTAACGCTATCTTTTAATTTTTCTACATCTACACGTAGTCTTTCAACATCTTGCTGTAATCGTTCAATATTAACTTTATTAGTCATATTCTGTTCTTGGTTTTCTTCTAATTTTTCTACTTGTTCAGCAATATGTTCAAGCAACATAAACTGTTCTTGATCAATTGGTTTTTGTGAGCTTGCTTCTAGTAGATCTTGTTCAAACAATTGGTTTTTAGTTTCTAAATTATTAAGTCTTTCAATAACACCGAATGCAAACCACGCTCCTACAGCAACGGCCGCAACTAGACCTATTAAATTCCTCAACGGAAGACCAATATTTGTATTTTCATCTATTTTCATTTCCAGTCAAATAGCCAATTTACATATCTCTTCCACCATTTTTTGATTTGTTTAATCATAGGCTCCTCCATATGGTTACAAGTTGGACATAGACAGCTGTCTATCTCACATTTCTCCCCACAGTGACAGTCGTGATTACAAATTTTACAATATGTTTTCATTTTTTTACATCCTCAATATAACTTGCAATCTTTCCCTTATTCACACCTTCTTTAATAACGTATTTTTGTGTGCCATTAGCACCTGTTTCAACTTCTTTTTTTAAATTTTTAAATAATATTTTTTCTTTTTCTTTTAAATTTTTTTGTTTTAAAAAAGATTCGATTGTTTTACTGTCCCTCATAAGTTTTATCTTCCTCTCTTAATTTTTCATCTACATCATTTGTATTTTTTGGTTCTATTCCATAAAACATTTTGTCAGTATCTTCTGTAACCCAGTCCGCATCTTCGACATCCCAGACAGTATTTTGTACTTTATAGTCAGGCCAGCTGTTATCAGTAGTGTAGCTATTAACGTGCCACAGAATGCGATTATTAGGCTGAGCTGCAAAATTACCGTTATCAAGAGCCAAAATGTGTGCACACTTATGTTCTTGAGGAATTTCAGAATGTTCAACATTCAATATATTAGTCTCTGGATGAGCCCAGTCAACTGTAAATAAGTATTGTCCGTGATAAAATTTTTTATCTTTTCCTAGATATTTGCCATCTACACCAGCCAACCAATCAAAGCAATGCACACTAGGCCAATAACTAAAACAGTTCCACAACTGTAGCTCGTTCGCCTGCATATCCGGCACAGAGGCTCTATCGTTTTGTTTTTGAAAGAACGCTGATATAGGCAATCTCCAATAGCACGCACCATTGGGAAGCATAATGTTAAAAAGGAGAGCACGACCTGAAATAGAGACAAGACCAAAGATAACACAGTCACTA